GCGGCGTTTTCGTTTTCAGACGAGACGTCGAGCACCGCATACCCGTGCCGATCGGAGACCGCGAGTGGGTGCAGCTCGATCGACACGTGGGAACGCCTAGCATTTTCCAGGATCAAGGCGTTATTGGAGGGGCGGGCTTCGATCGCAATCACTTCCGCGCCGCGCACCGCCGCATGGACAGCGAACATGCCAATATTGGCGCCAACATCGAGGAATCGCTTTCCGGGCGCGATGAACTTCATCAGATGGTGGAAAACGTAGGGTTCATAATCCTCGACATACATGGTCTGGGAAGCCCGCACTACGAATTCGTGCCCGAACAGCATGACCGTCTTCAACGCCTGGTTTTTTGTCCGGTATTCCGCAGAATCGAGCAAGGAGCGAACGACAGCTTCGACAGAAAGCCGGGCTTCGATGTGAGAGCGCAGACCTTCCGGGTCGGGTTCCCGGCCGAGGATCAGGCGGTAGCAGAAAGCGACGTCATCAGCGGTAGCGGTCATACGGACAGCCTGTCATGGGTGATTAGACGATGGCAACCACAGTAAGCGAACTGATCCACTCCAGTTTTCGCCTGATCGGCGCGATCGCCGCGGGCGAGCTGCTCGAAACGAACGAGCTGGACGACGCCCTCGTCTCGCTCAACCAGATGCTCTCGTCCTGGAACACCGAGGGCGCATCGCTCGTCGCCCGCAAGCGGCTCCTGCTCAGTGTATCCGGGGTGAACGGTCCGTACAGTCTGCCTGAACGCCCGGTACGGATCGAATCGGCCTCCGTCGCGGCGGGCGGCATCGACTCGCAGCTCGAGCTGGTGGACTCGGCGGGGTGGGAATCAACGCCCGAAAAGCAGGCGCAGTCGGTCTACGTGCGCCGTCTCTTCTGCGATTACGGCTACCCGACCGCGGCGGTCTACATCGCGCCGATCCCGCGGCTCGGGGGCCAGCTCGAGATGTGGGTCTACGTGCCGCTCACGGCGTTCGCCTCGCTCGTCACGGTGGTCGACCTCCCGCCGGGATATGAGATGGCCGTCCGGTACAACTTCGCGATTGCGCTGCTTCCCGAGTACCCGAGATCGCAGGTTGATCAATCGCTGCCGGCGCAGGCGCAGATGTACAAGGCGTCGATCGTGCAGCTCAATCAGCAAAACCATATGCACCAGGCGCCGCCCGCGGCAGCCTTACAGGTAGCCCAATGATCAAGACATTCGGCGCGACCGGATTCGGGCCGGCGCGTTTCACAAACGGCATCACACCTCTATCGCTCGGCAAGCCGGCCGCGGCCTTCCCCGGCAGGGTGGCGACGGATGCGGACCTGATGATTGCCGTCGATCGCCAGCAGACACGCTTGGTCTCTCCGCTCGATTCGTCCGCAACCTCGATGACCGTCGAGAGCGCCGCGGCCATCGGCGCGTACAACCTCCTGTCGATCGACTCCGAGATCGTCAAGACGACCGGCCCGCCGGTCGGGAACGTCGTCCCGATCTCCCGCGGCTTCGACGGAACGACGCCGACACTGCATCTGGCTACTGCGGTTGTGTCGGGCTTCATCGACGCCTATCACCACAACTCTCTGGTGGCGGAAGTCGAGGCGATCGAGCAGGCGCTCGGGGCAAATCTTTCGCATGTTCCGTCGATCTCGCAAATCGTCAGCACGAACTTTATCTTCACCCCTCAAACGCCAGGCGGAAATCTGACGGTAGGGAACAATGTTGTGGCTCTTTCGCCCGTTCCGCCGGGCGTGAACGGAACCGATACGGGGCATTATCTGTATGTCTCGGGCGGGGTCGGTGCTGCCGAAGCCTGCCTGATCACGGGCGGTACGGCAGTGGCCGGCGCAGCATCAGGGACCGTCATTATCAGTTGCGCCAACACGCACTCGGGCGCATGGACACTTGCGACCGCGACCGCGGGCATCCAGGAGGCGCTGGTGACCAATGGACCGGCGGGGGGCGTCGTCAATATCCCTGCGGGTTCATTTACCCTGAACGGGCCGGTCAACCCGCCTGCGAGCATCGGCAAGTGCAGCGCTATTTCGGGATCGGGCCGATTCTCCACCGTGCTCAATGTGTCGCCCACTTTCCCGTTAACCGTGCAAGGAGTCTTCATCGCGAACCCTACGGAGCCAGGCCCAAATTTAAGCGGTTTCCGGCTCGTTTTTACCCAACCCGATACCAGCGTCTTCGCCAGTTTCACGCATTATCCCCCGGCTTTTTACGCCCGTAATTGCCCACGCCTCGAGATCACGGATGTAGTGATCGAGAAAGCCTGGGTCGGCCTGGATATGGCCGGCGGCACCAATTCAGGCGGCGCACTGCTGCGCGATGTCTGGATGTCTGCCATGAGCATCGGGCTCAATATTGATGGAGCCCAGGATTCAGTGCGTATCCGTGGCTTTCATTTCTGGCCTTGGGGCCTGACGAACAATCAGACCACCGCTTTCCTGGCGAACGCGGTCGGAATTCAAGTAGGCGCGGCGGACGACATTCATATATCCGATGGTTTGTTCCTGTGCTTCCTCGGGGTCAAGCTGATCCCAGGAACAGGCAGGAACGCCTTCGGCGAGGTAATCGCCTGCGATTTCGACACCGGGGGCGGCCTGAATATGGCGGCTGGAACGATCGCGATGTCGGGCTGCTTCTTCAGCACCAGTTCCAGCGCGGCCAACTTTCAGGCAATCGTCCAGACCGGCGGCCTGCTGACCCTCTCGAGCGCCAATCTCCAAAGCGGAGTCACCAACACGGCGCCGCTGATCGAAGTGAACTATAACAACGGCTCGCCGTTCGGAGCAACCAATATCCACAATTGCAACTTTTTTACAGCTAACTCTGACATGAATTCCGTTCTCGCCAATGCGGCTGCGGGAAGCGGCGGCACGGTTACATTGACCGGCAACACCTTTTACCGCACGCCGAATGTGGCTTACACCAAACCCACAATCTCCGTAGGATCAAACTCCCTGCTGCGCGCCAATATCATCGGAACCCATACGACCGATAAGGGCGCGGGCGCGGGCGTGATGATCGCAATTGGGCAAGACAGCAACCACATCGTCTGGGGCAACGCATTCCTCGGCTGGACCTCCTCATATCCCTCTGCGCGCACTGTTGGCCTCTATCAGGACGATAATGTCATCAATTTCCGGGCCATCACGGCAGCTTCACTAAACCTGATCTTGAACGAAACGGGCGCGAACAACGCGATTGCCGGCGCCCTGCCCGGCGTTCCGTTGAGCGACGGCATGATGATAACAATCAGACTCGCGCACAGCCTCCAGGCCGGTGTGAATACGTTCGCCTACGGTGGAGGCGCTCCGATACAGATCCGCAAGCACACCCTACCGGGCAGCCCTCTCACTACGGCTTACGTAGTTGGGTCGTTTATTACCCTTGTCTACGATTTTCAGCAGGGATTCTTTCAGGACATGAGCCAGTAGTGATGCCAGTCTTCAATGCCGCGCAATTCAATACCGCACTTTTCGGCGGCGGCACAGGCGCAGCGGGCCTGACGCCGCGCCAGGTCGGGCAGGGACTGCTCTATCCGGCGCTCCGCAAGGCGCAGGTGACGATCGGGCCGGGGCGCACGCCATCTCCGGCGCAGTTCCAGGACGCGATCGACGAGCTTAACAGGTTAACGGGCTCGCTCAACTGCGACCGCCTGAACATCTACTCGATCACCCGGCAGGAGTTCCCGCTCGACCCGGTGAAGGCGAGCTATACCATCGGGCTCTCGCCAGACGAATCCTTCACCGCGGACTTCCCCGTCGAGCGCCCGCTGGCGATCGAGAGCGCGAACATCGTAACCGGGAGCGGACCAACGGGGATTAGCTACCCGCTCGCGATCGGTACAAGTCTGCAATGGTCGAATATCGGATACCGGCACTTGCCCGATTCGATACCGGGCGCCATCTACAATGACCGCGGCTACCCGGTGTCTACGCTGTACTTCCACGGCCAGCCGGCATCGGGCCAGACGCTCGAGCTATTCACCTGGGGGTTGGTCCCGGCGTTCGAGACGATCACCGACGTGGTTCTGCTGCCGCCCGGATACGAGGACGCGCTCGTTCTCAATCTAGCGGTCAGATTGGCGCCGCACTTCCAACGGGACTCCGTGCCGCCCGACGTGCGGCGGGACGCGCAACTCTCGCTGATGCGCTTGCAGTCGATCAACGCGCCGCGGCCGATCGCCGACACCTCGAGCGGCCTCGGTTGCGGGTGCGGTGGCTATAACATCGTGAGCGATCAATGAAGATCTCGCTGGCCGGTCCATCCTACGCAGCGAAGAGCGTCGTAGCGGCCGCGCAGGAAACAATCAACTGGTATCCGGAGACCCTCGCCGTGGGCGACGAGCCGCGGCGCCAGACACTCATCGGACGGCCAGGCCTGAAGCTCTTCGCCACACTTACGCCGGCCAAGATCCGCTGCCTGTGGGCGGGCGGCGGGCGCCTCTTCGCGATCCACGGCAACAAGCAATCGGAAATCAGCCAGGGCGGGGTGCCCACGGCGGCCACACAGACCGTTGCGGAGAACACAGGCATTTTCCCCGATCCCGCGCAGATTTTCTCGAACGGCCACCAACTCATGATCGTGTCGGGCGGGCTCGTCTATGTGAACAACGGCGCAGGACCGGTTCCGGCGCGTTTTACGTTATCCGGCCTGGTCGACACGAACGGCACGACGTCGGTGTCCTGGCAATCCAGCCTGACGACTCCCGAAACTTCCGACGTGTTCACCCCGGCAATGGTGGGGCAACCGATCACCATCGGCGACGGCACATACACCGTCGCGACCTTCATCACCAATGCGGCCATCACGACGACGACTGCCGTCCCGCTGGGAAATAATCTGCCGTACAGCGTCCCGCGCTCGGGCGATCAGGTCACCGGAGTGACGGGAGGATTCCTCGACGGGTACGGCGTCGTCAACCGGCCCCCGAACGCGCCGGGGCCGGGAATGGCCGCAAGCCGCAGGCGCCTGAGCCGCTCGGGAAAGGCTGTAGAGCCGGATGATCCCGGCCGCCAGTTCAATATCAGTGCCCTTTACGATTTCAGCGTGTGGGACCCCCTCGACTTTGGCGTCAAGGAAGGCCACGCCGATTACATCCGGTCGATCCTCTGCGATCACGAGGAACTTTGGCTGCTGGGCACCGAGACGACGGAGATCTGGTCGAACGTCGGCGACCCTAATTTCCCGTTCCAGCGCATGGGCGGCGCTTACATTCACGAGGGCTCCGTCTCGACCTATGCGCCGTGTACGGTAGGGCTTGCGGTGTGCGCTCTGGCCGGGAGCCCGAACGGACAGACTGTGGCTTACCGGGCACAGGGCTTGCAGCCGCGGCGGATCTCGACATACGCGCAGGAGCAGGCTTGGAATGCGCCGGGATTCAACGCACGGGACGCCGTGTCGTACTCCTACCTCGACGCCGGGCACCTGTTCTGGGTGGTCAACTTCTGGGCGCAACAACAGACGTGGGTGTACGACGTGACGGAGAACCTGTGGCATCAGCGGTATGCCTACAACCCGACGACTCACGTCTTCACGCGCTACCAGCCTTGGTATCACGTCTTCGTCCCCGAGTGGGGTCAGGGGGGCAAGCACATCGTCGGCGACCCGGCGACCGGGAAGCTGTACGAGCAAAGCCTCGACTTCTACGACGACGACGGCGCGGTGATCCAGTACATCCGCACATTTCCGCATCTGCTCGACGAGGACAAGAACCTGTTCCACCACCGACTCGAGCTGTTGATGGAAACGGGAACAGTCGTCGATCCGAACCCGGAGATGCTCATCGCGCTCGATTGGAGTAACGATCGCGGGCACACGTTTCCCACGGGACGGACGGTGACGCAAACCTCCGGCCCGCCGGGCAACTTTACGAAGCGCATCGTCTGGCGGCGGCTCGGCCGCTCACGAGATCGCGTTTATCGGATCGGCGTGCAGGGCAAAGGCAAAGTGGCGCTGACGGACGCTTTCCTCGAGGCCACACCGTCGGAGATTGCCTGAATGGACAAACTACAGACTCCTCCGATCCGGACGCCGCTGGGCGAAGGCGACGGCAGACAACCGGCCGGCCTCAATGGGGGGACTGCGAAGACGTCGAAGGAGTGGTATCTCCACTGGCAACAGGCGAGCGGGCTGATCAATGATCACAGCGAGGCGATCGCTGAATTGAATCGGGAGCTGGCCGACACGATCCGCTTGGGAACGCACGCCGAGCGGCTCGCGGCGGCGCCCGATCCTCTCGACGCGCTCTGGACGGAAAGCGATCGGAACAATGTCGTCTATCAAGCGCGGCTCGTTGCGGGAACGCCGGCATGGGTGTATCTGGCAGGCACAATGCGGGGCACAATTACCCCCGATCAACGGCCGGGCGATCTCGGCCCGAACGATACGGGCTTCCTCTTCCACGCGACGGACGCGGCGGCCGCGAACAAAGACCGCGAATACCGCTGGAGCGGCTCGGCATGGGTCGAGATCACGGCGCCGCAGACCCCGTGGCGGCAGGACATCGACGCGGCGGGATTCAAGCTGACAAACGCGGGGAATATCGGTATCGGAAATTCCCTGACTACGATGCCGCACACCACCGCCTCCGCGAATCTGGTCGTCGGCGAGGTCGCGGGGATCTTTGGCGATATCACGGCCGCTACCAACACAGCGACTCCCGGCGCCCCGATCGGCAGACTCAATTTTGCCAACTACAATCTGGCGACGGCAGACAAGCGCATCGCTGCCATTCTCGCTTTCACGGGTACTACAGTCAATTCCGGGAACCTTACGTTTTTTACGTGGAACGGAGGCACAGCCGCGGAACGAATGCGGATCATGCCGGATGGTTCCGTCGGAATCGGCCTGCAAAATCCGACGTTTCGGTGTCATGTCTCCGGGCCGGGAACCTCGGAAGCTGCCTTCAACCCGGCGAATAACAAACCAAATTCGATCTGCGTGCAAGATTCCAACGTCAGCAGCGGCAATGGCGGCGCGGTGATCTTCGGAGCCGGCCAGGGGCTCTTCGCGGCCATCCGCGGGCTGATTACTGATGGCTCAAACAATACCGCTGGCGACATCGTGTTCTATACGCGCCCCTCTCCAGCAATCGCCGCCATGACTGAAGTGCTGAGACTGACGTCCGGGGGACTGATTAGTCTGCCAAACCTGCCGGCCAGCAATCCTGGAGCAGGCAGCAAACGGCTCTGGTATGACCCGGCTGACGGCAACCGGGTGAAGTACGCGCCGTGATTACTTGACAATGATCATGATCGCCTTCGAGCGCTCCTTCAATTACCCGTTGATCCGCTTCATCTTGACCCACAAGCGCGTCTATCCGCACATCTCCGACGACCACTCGCCGGCCGTCGAGGATTATCGTCCCATCGAAAGCGAGGCCATCTGGTACGTGGTGGCGCAGGACGTCCCACCGAAACTCAGCAAGGATGCCGAGCCGGACGAGGGACCGGACACGCTGGGATTGTGGATGTTTTGCCCGCTGAACGGGATCTGCTGGGAGGTCCACACGGCATTGCTCCCGTGCGCCTGGGGGGACGTGGGGCTCGAGGCGGCGCGGCAATTGCCGGCCTGGATCTGGGAGAACACGCCCTGCCGCCGGATCGTGACGAACGTACCAGCGTCGAATCGTCTGGCGTTGCACTTTGCGCTCAAAGCGGGGATGCGGGTATTCGGAATCAACGAGGCGAGCTACCTGAAGGACGGGAAACTCTGGGACCAACTCTGCCTCGGGATCAGCCCCCCGTATGTAATGGGCGACCGTGACGCGATCGAAGGAAACATAACGCATGTCCTTACTGAAAGAGAACGAACTGAGGTTGACCCGCGGATTGATCGAATTGGTCCTGGATGGGAAGGTCGTTATCACCATGACGCCTAAAGAAGCTCGCAGCAACGCGCTGAAGTTGATCCAGGCGGCTGACGACGCGGACAGGAAGGGGGTGTAGCGTGGCGATATCCACTCCGCTCTCGCGAGTGATCGACCTGGTGGGCCAGATGACGGTAGACGATGCCGGGGGATTCCAAATGCAATTGAGCGGCAACGCGGCGGAACCGCCCGATCCGCCCGATCCGGAGCCGGAGCCGCCGCCAGAAAACGTAATCACGATTACGCCGGGCGGCGGCGACGATACCGGGCGCGTTCAGGACGCATTGAACGATCTGCAACCGGGCTATGCGTTGATGTTGTCGGGCATGTTCAGTATCGGGAACACGCTATGGCTTGACGGGCAGGATAAGCGCGTGATGGGCGATCCGGCGAAGCAATCGGGGTTCTGGCCGGCGCACGCCGGCATGAACGGGCATTATGGCGCGCTGCTCTGCACGACGCCCGATACGATGCGCTGCCGGATTACGGGCCTCGAGTTCGACGGCGGCGGCAAGCCGGTTGAGATGGTGTTCTTCGACGCCGGCGAGGGCAATAGCATCGAAGATTGCTACTTGCACGATATTGCGTACGATTCCGCGGGACCGCCGTTTGCCGCGATCCATTCGCAGAATACGGTGAATCTTCGCGTCGTCGGCAATACTGTGAAGCGGACAACGGGCATCGATGGCGGCGCGGGCGTGCGCGGCATTTGGGTGCCGGGGCGCTCGGGCACGGTGATCGAGAACAACGAGACGCGCGAAACGGGGCATACCGGGATTGCGCTCGAGGGCGGCAACGGCGTTGTGCGGGGCAACCGCGTTTACGATTCGCTGACTCAGGGCACGGGGTACAAGCTGTGCTACCGCGGGTCGGGCGTCTACCGCCGGCGAGCCGTGGGCGCGAACGCGCAGCCGGTAATGATCTTCAGCGACAACTCCGTTAGCGGGACGGTCGGCGCGGGGTTGATGCTCGAGAATTGCGCCTCGATCGCCGTTGCGGTCGCCAACAACGTATTCGAGAATTGCGGCCGGCAGGGCACGACGTTCGGCGCGGTCTACTCAATGTCGTATGCGAATGGGTTGCGGATGGCCGGCAACTCGATACGCAATTGCCGCGCGGTTGCATGTTTCCGGCAACTGCATACGTCCGCGCTTCAGGACAACACGATATCGGGCGGTAGCGATGTGATTTACCTCGAGGACGACTGCCACGAGATCACAGTGACTCACAGCGGGCGCGTCAACATCGGCAAGAATTGTTCCGGCATCACGCAGGACGGCCAGGTAATCGCATGAGGTTTCTGTTGTTTCTCGTTGTCGCTGCGCTGGCTCTCGCGCAAAGCGCCAGGAAACCGGCGGCAAAGCCGAGGGCCGCTCCGACACGGTGGGGGCAGATTACCGGGACTCTATCCAACCAGCAGGATCTACAGGGCGCTTTGGATGCCAAACAGGACAAGGGCAGCACAGCGCAGCCAAGTTGGGGCGGGATCGGCGGCGATATCAAGACTCAGAGCGACCTTCAGATCGAGTTGAACGGACGGATGCCGGTGCATACCAAGATCGTCTCGCAGTCCGGTACAGCGTATACCGTGCAGCAGTCCGATGCGGGCGCACTGCTCGTTTTGAACAATCCTGGCGCGACGCCCCTCA